CTTCAATGTCTAATAAGTTACCTTCATCAATAGTTGAGAAGTGTCTAACTTCGGCAACTTGTGCTGGTCTAATAGCCATTTTAGCATCGCTTTGATAAAATTTACCACCTGATGGTAATGATTGAATATCAATTGAATGATAACCTAAATGTAAGTCTGGATCCATTGCTTTTTGAGTTGCGTAACGGTCCATGTCTACCTTTCCTAGGTCTACTCGTTCTTCTTGATTTTCTTTAGCCTCTACCATTCTACGGTATTGGTCTTCTGAGATGTTCTCGTTTTCTTGATTTTTGTTGCTCATATTGCTTTAATTTAAGTTTTATCCTTTTGTTTTTATATCACTTGGACGTCGTGATATTTCTTTTCTAATAAGTTCTCTAATAAATGATGAAATTGACATTGGTCTTTGACCAGCATCTAATGCGTCTCTTAGTATGATATGATTTAATTCATGTTCTTCGTCATCAGTTATTAAGACTTGTAGTTTTTTAGTTAATTTGTTTCCCATAGATTATCTTAATAATATATTATATATTCTTTACAAAAAGAAGGGATGACTCTCGCCATCCCTCTTGTAAAAATTTAATTATGCTAATACTTCTTTGAAAGTATCACATCTCCAAGTTACCTCTAATTGAGCTGGATCAGTAGTTTCGTAGCTTAACTCGTTCGTGAACGGTAAACCTGATTTAATGAAACAATCTTCTAGAGTAATTGTTCTGTAAATATCTCCAGCTCTATTGAACTGAACGATAATTAAAGTTCCTGTGTAGTCCTTTTTAAGGCCCATTAAACCGGTTTGAGGATCGTATTGTAAATTATACCATTCTCTCATGGTTTTGTATAGGAATGCTTGGTTTGAATCGTTTAAGTTCAAAGAAAAGTTAATATTAACATCTAGTGATGTGTTATCTGGCATTCCAGCATAAGAACGAGTTGCAAACTTGTACTTTTGTGTAACTTCAGAAACTTCTTTGTATAGATCTAAACCACCAATACTGTTTACATGTTGTAAAAGTAATGGAGCACCTTTTACACCAGCAGGAGGAATAACAGTAACTTCAAAAAGGTTACTTTGAACCGGTTCCCATTGAGAACCTTTTCTACTTGTCTGGTCTTGTGAATAATGCGGTAGTGCCATTTGTATTTATTTGTTTTTTTATATATCTATTTATTAGCTGAAGTTTCCAGTTTGGATTTCGCCAGTATTTAATACTGTAGTTCTGTGAACAACGATTTCTAAACCTTTAACTGGTTCAACGAAAGTATCTAAGATACCAATGTTATTATCGATAACTTCATTTGTATTATTTGATTGATCGATTACGTTTTTGAAGTCGTAAACACCTTGATCAGCTTTAACTGATTCCATAAATGCATCAGCCAAAGTTTTAATTTCTAATCTAGTTTGTGCAGTGTTGAATTCGAAAACATATCCTTTAAGAATGTTTGCAATTCCTTCTTGGATATAAATCAATACTTCTCTTACGTGAGCAGAAGAAAGTGCTGATTTAACTGATTGTTGTGCAGTTTTATTACCAAGAATTGTTAAACCAACTCCTCTTTGGAAAACGATAGGGTTGATACCAAATGGTTCAATTACGTCTCTATCAGTTTTATCGAATGCGTATTCTACTCCAACTACTCCAGTTCCAGATACAACTCCTCTTCTTGGACCAGCGATAATCGACCAAGGTAATGCAGTTGAGTATTTATCAATGTAATTGTTAGATACGTAAGCTGCAGGAGGTACGATAATATCTTTACCATTTTCTCTGATTGTTAAACCAGGACCGTAATAGAATCCGAAGTTTGCACCATCATTAATAGAAGGTAAAGTATAGAATGCTGTTGGGTTTTTATCTAAATTACCACCGTCTTTAATATAAACTGAATCAAAAGCTCCATTTGCATCAGTGAATGATGGATTGGTTGATTTTTTGAAATCTGCGATTGTTGGTGCATTTAAGATAGCAGCAGCATTTTGTCTTTCGTGTGCTAAGTAAGAAAGTTGATATTTGTTTTGCAAACCTTCAACAGTATCATAAGAACCGAATGTGTCTACGATATATCTGTAAAGAATTAAATCTTTATCAGCTAAAGCGTTGAATAAGTTAGTTCCACTTAATGCTGATAAACAATCTGCGATAGATTTTTCTCCAACATTAGCTTTACTTAAAATAAACGGTCTGTAGATTGTTGTAGCTTCTTCAAACGATATAATATATTTTCCGCCCCAAGTGTTTGGTACATTTGAATCGGTTGTAATAGTTACTACGTGATTTGATCCAACTAATTCTTTAGAAACTGATTTAATTTTAGCTAATCTTCCAGCAGTTGCAGAAGGAACATAATAACCTTTCTTAAGAGATACAGTTGAAATACCTGCAGCGTATGTGAATTTAAATATACCACCTCCTAAGTTTGCATAAGTACCAGCTACGTCTCCGTTTCCAGCAACGTTTAATTCTGTTCCATCATAGTTAATAACTCTTGATGTAGTAACTGCATAAATTTTGAATGTAGTTTGTGCATCGTAAGTTGCTTTAATATTTCCTTCGCATGTGATTGTAGTTATCTTAGTACTAGAGCTATAAGCAACTCCAGTGATTTCTACATATTCTCCTGCTTCAGCAGCTTGTAAGAATTTACCTACAGCAACAGTTGAAGTAACATCGTAATTGTTAACATATAATTTATTAGCGTTTGCACCAGTTCCAAGAGCTGTAACAGCAGGAGCTAAAGTACCATAAATGAAGTTTGCACCAGTTGTTAAAGATGCGTAATCAGTACTAGAAATAGTAGATCCAGCACTTGTAAGGATTTTAGTATATGGTTCAGCGCCAGCAACATAAGTTACTGATGAAATAGTTAACCAATCTCCGTTTGCAGCTTTTACATAAGTACCAGTAGTACCAGTTGTGAATGAACTAGCCATGTTAGTAGCTGAGTAAATACGTAATTCATTTCCAGTTACAGTGATTGCTGTTGATGTTAATGTAGGTACAGTAATTAATGATGTAAGTGATTCATTTACAGTTCCTAAACCTGTAACTGTAACAGATGTTCCAGCAGTAGGATTTAAAGTTTGATCGATAACATAAGATAATAATTCGTAGTTTTGATCTTTGTCAAATGAATGTCCAACTAAGTCTACGTTAGTTCCAGTTTCTTCTTGTACATTGTTTTCGTCAACTGCGCAGAATAAACCAGTTCTTCTAGCTTCTGAGTTAATCATTGTTTCAATGTACATGTTTCTACCTTCCAAATCTTTAAAGTTAGGAATTAAAGAACCAGTGTATTGAGCTAACAATGAAACTTGTCTTAAGTTAGTGAATTGATCAAATTTATTTTTCAATAAACCTGAAGTTGTAAAATAATCTTTGTATACTGGATCAGTAGTCAAACTAGCAGGATCGAATTCGCCTTTGAAAACGAAAACGTCTACCATAAAGTCTGACAAATAATCTTTGTCATTTAAGAATGCAGGTACATTACCTTCACCGTACCATTCTCTAGCAGTTGTTTCAAATGTAGAAACGTCTTGTGCTTTTCTAACGAATACAGTAATTGATTCTTGTTTAATGTTGATGAAGTTAATCATTCTACCATTATCGGTTCCGATTGTAGAAATAACTGCTTCGTCGCTTGGGTACCAGAACTTGTCAGTGTCGAAAAATGATGTATAAGCGTCTGAACCTTCTTCTGAAATAGCAGTGAAATCACTACCATTTGTTACTGGTGCAGCGTAGCTAATAGCGTCTGTATCTTCGAATGTAGCCAAGTTTAAGGCTAGGATTGGACCTCTTGTAAGAGCAGCTAATGCTGATCTATGAAAGAATACTCCTTTTTTCTCCAAATTTCTATCGATACCACCGAAGATCGCATTGAAATCTTCAGTAGACTGAATAAGAACAGGAGTGTTGTAAGGGCCCTTTTTAGAGTGACCAACTACCAATCTGATAGTCTCTGTAGCAAAGTTCGTGGTTTGTGATTTATCGAATTCTAATCGATAAACTCCAGAACTCTTGAATTGCAATAATTGAGGACTTAGTGCCATGTTTATTTAGATGTTTTTTTCTTTATTCTATATATCTATTTCTATTCCGTATTTTACTTAACCAAGCAAATCGTAAATATCATATTGTAAATCTCCTGAGGCCGAATTGTCTTTATATAGGATGTTTTCCATGAAATCATGAAGTTCTTCATCTATAACATCTAGTATCTCTTCGACAAAATCGGCATAATCTGTTGTTCCAAAGAATTCGGTAGAAATAATCGAAGACATGATTAAATCGTCATGTCCCATTTGCGCCGAGTAATTACCGCTCTTATTAACTCCAAACAGGGATGCTTCGTGAACTGTTTCGGTTTCATTAATATTTATCCTATTTCCCTCGACTAGTTTCTTAAAGTTTTGGCAGAATACTGCTTTATTATCAGAACGTAATCTTAGACCTGGTTTTACTCCTTTAGAATCATGTCTA